TAGAATGAGTAAAATGAAACCCATCCTTGTACTGACTCGCTATATGTTAATGTACCGTTTGGCATAATATTTCATTAAGGTATTTCTACAAAAGTTAAATCTACTTCATAAAATGAATCTACATGATACAATCCATCATTAGTTGTAAAATTAATAAGCAACGTATGAACACTACCTGCAAGTAGTAAATAAGGAGGAGGTACTATATACGTTTGAACTACCGGACCCATTTCACATCCTAGACTTCCTCCTGCTGCGTTAGCCTTTGCTATCTCTGTTCCATCTAATGAAAATGTTATTTTTTCAAAATTAGGTGCTTCCAATTCTCCAATACCACTGAATGATAATACCATATTAACATTAATTGCTCCAACAGTTATTGTAGCTGTAGCTGTACCGGATTGTGTAGTATTACATGTGCCTCCGCAATTTTCAGAGTCAGTTACGTTGTATCTAATTTTTAAATTTTGATTAGTAATAACCCAGGGCGTAGCATCACAAAGGTTGTCAACAGTAGTTACCCAAGTTAATCCTGTTACAGGAAGCTCACAAGATGGACATTCCTGCTGAGGAAGTAATACGCCCGATACCTGCTCACGAGAAATTATCCCGTCTGAATAGAATCCATCTTCTGCAATAATAGTTAACTCTGCATCGCTATATATAACGGATGCGGAGCCAAGTGAAGGTGCGTCTAAGTAATATGTTGCTGATATTGCCATATAATTGTTTTATTTATCCACCACATGAACAACATGCATCATATTGATTGTCATCAGAATAGCACAGTGTTAGTGGTATTGAATTTCTATAATCCCAAATAATGTACAAGTATTGTCCTACTGAAGGTACTGTGAAATCACCATAGTAATATCCACCGTCATCAGCTATAGGAGCAATTGGAGTTGCTGCTGCTATCAATGTAGCTATTTGAGATGGAACATTATTGTAAAGGGTATTGCTCCTCAGATACATAAATTTATCAGAGTCTATATCAAAATCAAATGTATCAAAACCAATCTTGTTTGAAGCAAGCCTCATGGTACTTCCTGCCGGAGGAAACCCTCCTGTTCCGGGCAAACCTGATGAAACATTATACCTAGATACTAATGGATTGGATGTACCTGTTGCAAACGTAACCAAGTTTGATTGCAATGGAGACACATATCCTCCATTGGTATACCTGTATTCATTATGTATAAACAATCCCGAATCAGCATTGCTAGTAACGCACACCTCTACAATATTAAGAAGTAAGGAAAAAGGACAATCAGCAGTAACACTTATGCTAATGTCATCAACCGCAACTACAGATATGTCTACAGTCGTAATGCTATTACTGTTTTTATTGAAAGATATAGAACCCGATTCAGAAACAACCCCTGAAGAAACAGGAGTTCCGTTGTATGTAGCTATGACGGTAAATTCACCCGTTGATGAAACCGGAACTTCGTAGTTAATTGTAACAGACCCAACTACCGCTCCTAGTTCTACGCAATAGTTCAATGTTGCTCCTGCAAGAACTGTAGTCGTCTGAGATATTCCGCAGTCTACACACTCTTGTATGATTGGTAGTGGGGTGTCATTGATGGTCAATACATACTCATTAAGGTATGGGTCAAATCCTCCAATCTTCTGAGTGTTCATTGAATCAATAAACCTGTCCCTAAAATAAGTCCTCATACCACTCTCTGATACCACACGCAATTGGTCGCTTGTATATGAGTTGCCCTTAATTTGAATGACAGCACCACGCTTGACATCAGTAAAGTATCTGTCATATCCCCACTGAACGTAACTCTCAGGATTAAAACTAATCCCGTACTTCTCGGTCCTAGCTATTTGAGTACCCAAAACTTCAGGGACCGAAGTAATAGCACCACCTGCTGCAGAATCAGAAAGCAAATTTTTACCCGCCAAGACGTAAGATATTTTATCTTCTTGCAAAACAAGTACGTCTGTTTCACGACCGTCCATCTTGTAAATAGGTCCAAAAGAATCCTCAAGTGGTTTATAGTTTAATAGTCCAATATTGAATTCATTGAACCTGTTTATGTTTGACTCATCATTGTAGGTTCCACTGTACGTAATGTCAGCAAACCTATCAGACTGCTTATAGTCTTGAGCGGCTACAGATGTAACCCTATTACCAAGGTTAAATGTCTTTCCTACGATTGAGTCACGAATCTTATAACTCTCCGCTCCGTTACCAAAACAAAAGCAGTTAAAAAACTCTGTGTCTACAATTGCAGAAGTTCCTGTAGATATATCTTGGTCTTGAACATTACCACTATGATTACCATCAGCATCAATAGAGAATGACAAGTCATTTTCAAAGAACACGTCAGGCAATGCATCTGATGGTTGAGTCTCAAATATCAAAGTATTATCTGCCCTAAATACCTCAACATTAGCAATAATGCTAGACCTCCTCTTAGATGCTGACAACACGCCAGTGCACCTTACAGTACCCGTAAGCAAAAGTTGCAATTGATTCGTTGTTCCGTTCCTATAGAACCTATAGTAGTTGGTGTCTACTGCAGTTGGTATATCAAAAACTGAAGAAGCCAAAGTAGAGATGTACGTGTTATTAATAACTCCACCACCTGCACCAACATCTTGAACACCATCGTCAATGACTTGAGCAACATTATCTCCATCCCACCAATCCTTCATGTTGTCATAACTAGCAGAAGATACTAGAGTTTTTTCTAATGTGTATATTCTTTTTTCGCAAGCACTGTTTCCGTCACCGGTTCCAAGCCTTTGAAACTTAAATGATATTTTAATTCTGCTTCCTGCCGGAACATCATAGTCTACCCATGCACTTGTTGCTGTATCAAACCTATTCATTGGGTATTGTCCATACACAAAGTCTCCAGGATTGTTCTCGTCAAACTGAACAGTACCCGGTGCAATAACTGCAAGTTCATCTTGCACAACCTCAAAGTTGCTAGGGTTTATCTTCATATAAACACCCGATGGAACCGGTATATTAACGGCAGGGTCAAGTTCACTTGGTATCTCTATAAAACCCTCAGCCTTGGCTTCTTTCTCAAGAACTGTAGCGTACACGCATGAGTTGGTAGGGCTGTTAGTATCAGCCTTTACAATCAACCTGTCACCCTGCTCTATCTTTCTTGCATTCTCTCCCTCAAGAAGGAAGAATGCATTATTAGACAATGGGTCGTTAAAGAATATGCTACTGTATATGGTATCGTAGTTCTCCTCGTCAGGTTTAATCACAAACTTATACCTAGTTGCCCAATACGGAGCAATCTGTGTGCTTGGTATTGTAACTTGAATGCTGTTCTTGGTATCTGAAGCAGAGCATGGAACACTTACGGTATTGTTAGGACTAACCAATGCAGTTGATGACCTTCCAAATTCATCCATGTAAACTATACCAATCTCATACCCTCTGTTGCTATGAAGACTTCTTGGTGAGTTTATCTTTTGGTATGTTGCTTCTGCAAATACAACCTCATAGTATTCGTATACATTAAATGTTGGCGTTGTTGTATTATTAACGTACCTCATTGCCAAGAACTGAAACCCTATTAGCGTACTTGCAGGAGTAGTTATAATACCAATTCCTTGATTCGCTGCACTTATACCACTTTGATACTTAATAAGAGCATCTAAGTTGTTTGGTAAAAGACAATTGATTTGGTCTGTAAATGTTGTTCCGTCACAAGCGGTAGCTATAGGCTGAATGTTTGCTACAGTACCAACCACATCTTGAAACTCAATGCTAGTTGCCATCTCGTATACCGATGAGTAATTCCTAGGCAAAGAGAATGTGAATGTGGCATTAATATTTTCAGACGTTTCTGTAGGTCGTGGAGTGCTTCCTGTAAAATCTGCATGCGTTAACCTAACCTCAAGAGTTATAGAAGAACCCTGTATCAATTCTGAATCTGCTAAATCAAAATAAACAATAGAGCCGTCTATTGTCTTAGGACCATTAAAAGAGTATACTCCGTTACCTGTTGAATCTGCAAGAGAAGTATTATCTATCAATTCACTAATTAAATTAGCATTGTACTCAAACTTTACAGCATTTCCGTACTTGTCAATTAAGTCATACCCTTCAACATAGTTACCGTACATTAACCTGTTGCCCATGATTGTCTGAGCCTTTGCAAGCAATGGTACGTTATCGTAAAGCCTCAACAACTCAGACTCCGGAAGTATAGTAAATATCTTGCTGTTACTAAATACATACGTGTACTCAGTATTGTCAGCCAATCCAAGTATACTCTTGTCTAGCTTCTCAATTATTTTTATTACGTTGCTTTGTGCTTCCTTAAATAGCAAGTCAATACCAACAACCAATGGACCGCCTGAGTTATATGTTACAATTGCTGAGTTGGCAGCATTAATCATACCCTCATTCAAAAAACTATTGATACTGAAGTCAAATGGTTTTGGTAAAAATGCAGGTGCTGAGAATTGAGAAGTTGCAGAGTACTCGTTGTCTTGGTATCTGTACCTATAAGCAAAACAGATATACCTAGTCTGCATGAAAACATCCTGTGCACCGGTAGTTATCGGCTGAACAGCAGGAGCCTCCATAGGAGGCTTCTTGATTACGAGTATAGACTCATGTGAAAATTGGTCTACGTTTCCAACAGGATTTGCATAGTTCCGTTTCCTATTGATAACCCTAGGAGGATTGTAGTCATCAGTAAAGAACACAAGATTGTCTACAATGTCTACTCCCGTTATGAGATACTTATCATTGAAGTTAAGAGTGGTGTTTACACCATCACCATCATCAATGCTGATGACGTGATAAGTCAGCACATTTGTGTTCACATTAAAAGAAACTATCATATCAAGCTTCCCTGTATCTCCAACAGGAAAGTCTTCATCATGAATAAACCAATAGATAGTCTCGTTAGCACTATCGTCTATTGCTCCAATACATTTGGCAGAAGAACTTAATGGAGTTCCGTCTATGTACCTTATTTGAGTAAGAGCAACATTGCCTTTTACATTTTCTATTACTCCGATTTCTGCGTTCTCGGTAGACCCCATGCGAACATTCATCGCATCGATGTACTCTCCATTGGGAACAAGGCGTTCATCAACAACCTTATTCATCCTACCTGCTACGAAATTCCTTGTAATGTTTGCCATATTATTTGAGCCACTTATCCATTCCACGCAAATTCATTAGCAATCTGCCGGGATGTATGTTACTAATTCTTATTTTAGCATTTCTCAACAAAGAACTTTTCTCCTTTCTCGCTCTAGCAACCACATACTCTTGAACACCAAGCTTAGAGTTTAGTATCTCGTATTGAATATACGCATAAACATATTTCTCGAATAGTTTATTTACACTAACATTCGCATCGTTACCATTCTCCATACCATCAGAGATGTACTCAAGTATAACAGATTGGTTATACATGTCTGAGTTGAAGTTGATTACTCCTGCCTTCTTATCAATTGCAAATGTAGGGTTGCCGTTTGCCGTCTCAGTATTTAACCCGTATCTCTCACCAAGTGTGTACTCAAAATACCAAGTACCACCTGTGTCCCAACCATATTGACCATTGTACATGCTCTGAGGATTGAGGTAAATGCTTTTCTTTGTACCCCTCAATCTCTGTATTTCAATCTCAGAGTGCTCAGGAGACAATGCGTTGCCATTTTGGTCGAACAATATCTTACCGGTTTGGTCTTGAAGGTATGCTAATGAAGATAGTATTTGAATGTTCTCAGTAAGTGGTCTAAGATAGCCGTCTTTATAAAGGTTTACCCTAACCCAATTTACGTAGTCAGATGGGAGGATATACCTAAGACCATCATCAACAGTAAGTTCTAGCATCTTAATTTCCTTGAACGCATCGTAGTTCAATTCCTGAATCGCACGTTTTGCATGGAATAGAATCTTAAATCGCTCTTCGTTATTCACCAAAGAGTGATTGCCGGAGTACATCAACAAGAAATTATTTACTATATCATACAAGCTAACGTATTGGTAAGAACCCCAATTTTCATCTTTAGGGTTTACTCCACCATTTTCGTAGTATTGATATTGAGAAATGTATGCCATCTTTTATAGTTTATTATTTAGCGGTAAAGCTTGGTTCTTGCATTTGCTCTTGTACCATTCCAAACTGAACAACCTCATTCTCTCTAATAGAGACACCACAGTATTGCAAAATTTTAAGAACTAACTTGTACTCATCTTCTGCGGGAACCTCAAAGTCTTGGTAGTCTGATTGAGATTGGTCAAATGCAGGACTACCATTCAGCAGTGTAATGTATGTCCACTTGGGGTCTTTTGGATACCTAAAGTATTGTGCATCAACTTCACCGGGTAGGTTTATGGTTGAAGGATAGACGGTCATTATATTACCCTCTTGCGTATATGCAGGGTATGTTTCCGTTGGAGCAGTAAGCATTGAGTTAAGCAACATGGTTATCTTACTATGATTGACCTTCTCAGCTTCCCCCTTATATATTCTGTTCATTCCTGATGCATCATAACAAAGCACCTTGTTAATCATATAGTAATCAAATCCTGTTGTAGATGCTGATGGCAAAAAGTATTTGTTTGTTGCAGGTGTAACTTGGGTAAGAGATGATGTTTTTGAAAAAACCTCAATGCACTCCTCGATTGTCTTCTTGGAGTCAGCGTATGAACTGCCCGACATACGAGCGTTCTCCATGTTTAGTGTCTTGTTATATGTAGAGAAGTACTCTTCAAATACTTCCATCTGAGCTTGCTTAGCATATAGATTGAAATCTGATGGAGAAATATAACCGTAATTATTTTTGTTCAAAACGGACAAAACAGTATTCCTAACTGAATTAATCATCTGTTTATTTTTTACAAATATAATTAAAAAAAAGGAGGGTACAGAAGTACCCCCCGTCATTTAAACTTTAACCAAACACCGAGTTATTGAGATAGGTTATTCTCTAGCATTTTAAGAACATCAATCCCGTCATCAGTCTTAAGGAACTGAGCAACAGTGACATACGGGTCTTCGTTATATGGAACATTTAGCATTTTCTTCTTGTTAGTTGGGGTATTAAACCACACTTCTTTCTTGCCATTCTTAAATAGCAATAGCTTTTCCTCGAAGAATACATGGATATTTGACTGCAACTTAAGCATTGGGTCGCTTATTGCATTAAGGAAACCCCTAGGGTCCCTCTTAGCGTAAACAAGAATATCCCTCTTCAATTCAGCGGTGGTATACCTAGATGGGTCTTTAGAGAACAATACCCTAGTCATGGTTTCCAATTGCTCTATGCTCAGCTGACGAGCTTCAACCAAGGCATCAACCTCTGCATTGAGTATCTCAACCTCTTGACTCGCATCTTTTTCATTGTCAACTTCCACAAATGTCCTTCCATTCAAAGGATGGTAGAACAAAAACTGTTGAAGTGCAGGGTTGTTTCTAGGAACCCTAAGAAAACCATTCTCAAAAATAACCGGCTCCACAATTGCGTTACCATCTTGCTCGTCCTCAAACGGAGACTTTTGGTTAATTGCGTACCTGAGTGGTTTATTAATATTTTTTTCTTCATCAAACCAAAGGAGTGGATATCTCTTATTGTTTCTTGATGGAAGAGTATAGGAAAGCGGAGCCGCTTCTCCTTTCAGCTTGTAAATCTTATCTACTAACGCAGCATTTTTTTTCATTTGATATAATTTAATTCTTTAAAAGAAAAGAAGGAGTGTCTTCAAGGACACTCCCCTTTTTTATTTTAACTATGAACCGTAGCGGAACAACACGAAGTTGTTAGCACCAAGGGTACATACGCAACGCTCAGAGAGGAAGTTGACTTCCATTGCATCGAGGTCACTTGTTTGAGCACCACCGGCAGAACCTGTAATCCAAGTCTTGTACCTTCTGTCCTCAGTCTCAGATGCACGGTAACGTACATGGAGGAAAGGACGCTTAGCATTCTTGCCAAGGATTTGGTCGTAAACGGTAGTAGAACCTGCAGGGACCAAAAGACCTGTTACAGTGCCTGTAGCAGAAGCTCCGGTTGGCAAGCCACCACGCATGGTTGGGTCATTCAAGTATTTCCAATCAGACTTGTAGAAATCATAACCTCTGCGGAATCCTGTGAAACCAAGGTTAAGAGCCATTTCCTTGTCATTTTGGAACAGACCATAAGATGTACCACCTGCACCGTAGCTGTTCTGAGCAGCAAGCATATCGTCAATGTCAAAGCTGAAGGCACGATTAACGAAGATTACGTTCTCTTCGATAGAACCTTGCTTGTCAAGACGAGAGATGATTGCATCAAAGTCAGCCAAAGTGGTTGGGTTTCCACCGCCCCATACGTTACCACGGTTGTTAACGACATAGAACACACCCTCAGAACCTTTGTTTCCGTAGACAGGGTTGAGACCTGCGTTAGCAACACCTGAACCTGACTCAGCAGGAACAGCCTCAATCATTGAAGTCTCAAGGTAGTCCTCGAAACGCAGACGAGTTTCGTGCTCGCTCTTCAGATACCAAAGATAGCCGGTAGCACCATTCTCAGTGGTTACTTCTACCCATCCAATCTGAGCCATGTCAGAACCGCTTACAGCGTATTTGTCCTTGATGATGATTGGAGAGTTGCTGAAAAATTCATCTTCAGCTTCCAAAGAACCAATCATTCCGACAGTTCCTTTTTTAAACTCAGAACCGTAAACCCATACAGAAAGTACAGCTGTTCCGGAGAAAGTTTGACCGCCACCTTCGTAGTATGCAACAACGAAAGTATTTGCAGAAGTGTTTACTGAAGTTACAATACCCTTGTTTGACAATCCTGTTGCATTATCAGAAATGAAAACAGTTTGACCTGCACGGATTGCAATAGCGGTAACGCCTGCATCTGCTACAGTGATGGTTGCTGAATCAGCAGCTGCTGCAGCACTTGAGTCACAGTTTACATACTTGGTATGCAAACGACCTTGCTCAGCCCACTTAACCATATCTGAGTTAGAAGGCATTTCAGCACCTACCATACGGAGGAAAGATGCTACAGTACGATTACCGTAACGCTCAAACTCCTTCTCATAGGTATCAGGAAGATACTGATTCAAGAAGTTGAAGTTGGTAATATAGTTCGTGGACAATGGGACTTGCTCCGCACTTGGCTGAAGCTGAAACCCGGGACTTGGTAAAACTGCCATTTTGTTTGTTTTTTAAATTTTTAAATTCTTTTTATACTGCGGATTTTTAGACCCCTTCCGGAATCTTGGGTCACCGCCTTTACCTGCATTCCTCCCTTGTTGACAACTTCAGGTGCTCTACGCTCAGACATATTTATATTTTTTGTCTTACGCATTACATCCTCAGTGGCATCAGACATACCCTGCTCGTAGAAGAACTTGGCAAATCTGTCGGGATTCATTGCAATTGACAAAGCCTTGTGGTATCCTACTGCATCCTTAATCAATCCGCTTTCGTCCAAGTACTTGCTTATGAAGTTCATTGGGTTAGATTGCATATTTTTTAATTCTGCAGAACTACCGGGAGAAAAAGTAACCTTCTTGTCATTTAGGTTAAACTCAAAACCATTGAAATCTTTACTAAAGACTTCTTCCGTTTTTTGCTCAAACCACTTACGCTTCCTGTCGTTTTCCTCCTGTACAGTGTTTGCCTGTTTTATATACTGACGGTATGCTTCAAATTCTTCTTTTTCAGATTCAGAAACACCTGCACCACTTGACTCAAGTGGGAGTTTGTATTTCTCTTTCTGTTCATTAAAGAACTTTTTAGCTTCCGATACAGCTTTTTTTCTAGCGATTTTTACCTTTTTGATTTTATTGTCATCATCAAGGTCCTCATCATATCTGTAATCATCCATCAAGGTGTCAATGTCATCTTCATCTAAACCTTCTTGGGTTGCAGAAAGATATTCTTTAAGAAGTTCTTCAGCAGGCATTGATTCATAGTCCTTCCTCAATTTCATGAAGTCGTCAAAACCACGCCCTGTTTCCTTTTTAAATTTCATATAAGCAGCAACGTCTTCAGGCATGTCTCCATTCTCCTTCCGCTCTGCCATCAACTCATCAAATGAACTGATTTGCTTATTGTATCGCTTTCCAATATATGAAAGAACTTGGTCTTCTGTTAGTTCAGCAGTTTCACTTGTGGGTTCAGCTGATGGATGCAAGTTTGTATCGTCAATAGTAACTGCATTATCTACCTGCCCACTAATCTCCTGCTCATGCTTTTCAAGTAACTCTTTCTCAACTTCCTGAACGCTTTTGGGTTCAGAATTTTCAATTGCTCTTACAGTAAATTCCATTTGATATGATTTTGCTACAAATTTATACAAAAAATAAATACCTTTTTAACGAGGTTCAAATTCGCCCAAGCTAAGACCATCCAATGAATCTTCGTTTGACTCAAAGTTTATTGGTGGAAGGTTATTTTTTCTTTGGTTTATTAGTTTTGATTGCTCAGTATTCTGCTTGCTAATCCGGGCATTCTTCTCTTTTTCCTTCTGAGTTTCCCTAGCACTCAATGCACTCTGCTGTATTCCGGCAAGTTGCATGTTGTAGCTAAACTCCTCTGCCATCAACATCCTCTTAAGTTCAGCCTCAGCCTTTAGTTTCTCAATGTCAAACGCAGCCTCAGATTGCTTAATCTGCATCTTAGATTGAGTCTCAGCCTGTATCTTAGCCATGTTTGTCTGAGCTGCCATCTCTTGAGACTTAAGTTGTTGCTGAGAAATCATAGCCTGTTGCTGCATTGCCATCTTCTCTTCCCTGTCCTGCTTCTTAATCCGCTTCATCTTAAGCAACTGATTCGCCAACTTAAGGTTCTTAATCTCACGAATGTCAATGGCATCCTCAAGATTTATGTCACCCTTGGACAAAGCAATCTGAATGTTAGCCTCAAGCTGAGCCTTCTGCTCTTCGTCAGGAGAAATCTCTATAAAAATACCAAAGTCATATATGTATAAATCCTTAATATCATTAAGTATAGATACGTTATACTTCCCTATCTTATTGGCAAAGTCATCCTTAAAGTCAGCGTACTCAAGAATATCAGCAACCCTATACGTCAAAGCCTCAGCTAATGAACGATAGATGAACAATCCTCCTTCAAGGATATGCCTAGTGGCGGTATTTGAATTGAGTGCTGCTAGCTTCTGTACACCAACCAAAGAGTTCGGGTCAGGCGTAGAACCATCCCTAGCTTCATTGAGTCCGGTTACAGACCTAATCATGTCAAGGTAGTGGTTATAGTTTGCTATCAGCATCTGCGTCTTACTAGCTCCCGAATTGGAAGTAAGCTGTTGAATTGGAACCCTAGCATTGTTGAACTCACCATCTTGGGTGTAGCTTCTACCGATAACGCTACCTGTTTGGAAGTAAAGCCTAAGAGCATCCTCCGGATTGTAAGCATTCCCCGTTCCCAAGTCAACCTCGTTCAAACCATCAGCATCAATAAAGACACCATCAGGTACAGTACGGGCAATAACTTGTTGAAGTTTAAGATGGGTAATCTGAATCAAATCAGCAAATGGGACCATTCTTCTGACCAATGACTCAATAACACCCTTGTACATTCTTGGTGCTACAGCTACGTAGTTTGGTAAAGCGTGTTGGCTAGCAGACTTTGGTCTTACCATGTTTTCTGCCATCTCCCACTTAAGAATGATGTTGGTCCCCATAACCATGATACCATTGTACCATACATCTATGGTCTTCTCCATCTTCTCAAACTTACCCTCTTCCATCATCTCAACGGGAGGGTTGAACGTATCATCTTTCTCAATTACCCTAGCACCACCGCCTTCAAGAATCTTTTTCTTGTATACTATTTTCTTTGTGGACTTGTAGTTAAAGTAAAGCAATGTGCAAGTGTCCCTATAGAACAAACTATTCTCGTAGAATTGTGCAACATTATAGTAGTTGTACCAACTCTGACTGTACATTGAAATCTCTTGAAGTTGCTCAGGCGTTAGACTTTGGTCTATCTTGAGAAGCTCAGTGATTGGAAGCGTCTTTATCTCGCCCCAATAGAAGCAGTCTTGGAAGAATGGGTCCTCGGTATAGCTGTAGACAATATTTGCAGGGTCTACGTAAGACACCTCAACTCCTGCACCGGGAAGAAACTCATGCTTAGCAACACCAATACCAATAACAGTCAAGTCGTAGTCTATCCTTTTCCTAGTATCTTGGTAGTGGTTCTCGTCAAATATTGTATTGATAGCCTCTTCTTCTGCAATCTCTATCGCAGGCTTATAGTTAAGCTGCATGTATAAAGACAACTCCTCATCTGTTTGAGGCAGTTCTTCAGGGTCCATCATAAATGGATTAACGCCCGTAGACTGTTGTATCGTAGTCAAAACATCCTTGGCAGCCATTTGACCCTCAACCATGTCTTGATACTTGCTTCTTTTTGCTTGAGACATTGCATCTTGAGCATACGCCTTAACCTTAAATAACCTGTCAGACATACCATTAACAACAACATCCACAAACTTTGGCAGGATAGGAACAGGTGTCCAATCTAAGTTTAGGTAAGACAGGTCTCCGTCAATAGCTAATTCGTTCTTATATTTTTGAACAGACTGCTCGCCTCTTGCATAAAGCCTCAGCCGATGAAAGTCTCTCCATTGGTTGTAATACCTACACTGATTACCGTCCTTCCTAAACCATTCATATTGGATGGCTTGACCTACTTGCAACCCAAATGAGTCAGATGCTTTCTCTGCATCAGATACAAATTGACTTGGGAAACCAGTAGCCGATATGTTAACTACTACATCTTTCATTTAATAATTTGACTTAAACTGCCGTTGTTGGTATACCTAGCGAAATTAATACTTATTTTTGACTCTTTTTTCTCCGGTAAATATACGTGCTTTTGGTTAGCCATAATAGCCAAGCCTGAACTAATGGAGGCATCAAACTTAGTCCTGTCGTTTATATCGAACTTTGCCCAATCCTCAAGAGTCCTAGTGAATGGCATACTTCCAATCTCGTCATTGTCCCTGTACACACCGGTGACATCAATACCCAAGTACCTCTCAATGTACGTCTCAATAGCTGATGCGTGTGCCTGCTTCACATCCTCAGAAGTGTTAGGTATACCACCAAGCTCCCTCTCTGTCTTTGTAAGTTTTGAATAATGCCTGTCGGGTCTATTGAGGCAGAAGTTCCTATAACCCCTGTTCTTGAAATGGTATAGAAGCCTAGGCTTATTGTTCTCTATCAAGATTGGCATACCATAAAAGCAACATGCCATAAGTACCTCCTCAAAGAATATCTCAGCAGTCTGCGGACGGGCAATGTACTCTAGGAAGAATTCATTTACGGGAGCCTCATCCATGTGGAACTTGGTCATCCCGTGAAGGGACCCATTTGACCCCCTTCCTCCAACTACCGCAGAAATATCATAGGAGTCACAACCAAAAGTTCCAAGGTGCTCATTGCCGGGGAACTTCATGTCACCCTTCTTTATTACATTGTTCTGAAGCCTTGAGTTTGGCATCCAACTTACCAAGAACCTACCCCTAGTGTCAGGAGTCCATATCACCTTAGAGTCTTTCTCTCCATCCTTCCAATGGAACGAACCCTTGGTTAAGTGATGCTCCTTAATGAGTGAGTCATTGTAGTCTATCTGTTGGTATATCTTGGTAAGATTAAATATTGAAGACTTACTCTCATCTCTAAAAGCGTGACTTTCAGTACGAGGGAACTGCCTGTAGTATTCATTGAGAGCATCTGCATCTCCTTTCAAAGACTCAACCTCTGCCTCCCAATAATCTATAGCACCATTTGTCACTTTACCGCCATCGACTCCCAATATAGGAGCGTCAGGCTTTCTAAATACCGGCATCCCATGGATGTCAATGAACCCTTCCATGTTCCATTCCATTGGAATGAATAAGGAATACAGTCCGCTTTTGGTTTGACCATTTGCGTTTCGGCTATCAATCCTAGAATCCTCGTACAATTTCTTGTAGTTATCACCACCTTTGCTAAGTGCATTTGAGGTAGAACCCATCATGCACTTACCAATTATCTTGCTACCCAACCTAAGACAGGTCTTGGTGACACGCCAATTGTTTAGGATGTTGTTAGGCTTAACCCACTTTGCTGACTCATCATGTGCCAAGAACAAAAGCTTCTCACCATCATAGGAGTTCTCCTCAGTATTCTTCCAATCGATTGTGGTATCAAGTCCATCAACACTGCTATCAGCAGCGTTGTACATGTTCTTCTTTGTAATCTTTGAAGCAGGAACCCTATAGGCAAGCTCAGTCTTAGGCTTGTCCATACCATCCATGACGGGTTTGAAAAAGAATGGCAACCTACTATTGATAGGAACAACCTTATCGGTGAACATCTTCTTGGCATCAGCACCCGTCTTTGAAAGGATACCAACCCTTGCATCACGGGCAAGAGTACCTATGTTTACGCACTCTGATGATGACATGAACGAGAATCCTGAACGCCTTATCTTTAGGTATATCATCCCAAAGCACCTAGGGTCAGCCTTGCATGCCTCCCAAAATATAAAGAATATCCTGTTCGCTTCCCTAAAGTCGGGGTATCCAATGTCAATACTACACCATTGCAGATACATATAATGAGAACCTGTAATGTAAGTCGGGACACCATTATTCATGAACCAAAAACCATTGTCCCTATAGTCAAACTCCTGCTCAATGTAATCAACCCACCTGTCCTTAAAATCTGATGGCATCTCGTTCCATTGGAATATTGACTGAATCTTATCTAAAGCTTTGGGTAAACTAGTCCTTTCCCAATACTGTTCAGACTTCTTTTCGTGTCTTTGAAGACACTGTTTTGGGGCAAGTGGAAGTGCAATCTTTAGTCCTGATATTTCAATAATCTCTCCGATTTGACCGGTCTTGGATATAATGACCATGTCATTCTGCTCATGATACCCATACTTCCACAAGCGTGTCATGTTCTTTTTTACAATGACGCTTTTAGGAATATAGTCCTCAACTACCCTGTATATATCACTTTGACCTTCGTTCTGCAAAACCTTGTTTTGTATCTGTTTTACTTACTCCTTTCTCTATTGAATCTAAATTCTCTTTCTCTTGCTCTATTCTGCTCAGTATCTCAAATGCATCAAAGATGGCTAACTTCTTAGCTGCTGCTGCATTCTTCATCTTATCCGCAGACACATCTGTGTCAGAGTCCGTACCCACAATATCTTCCTCGGCTACCTTTACAAGGTGGTTGACCGCCTTGTACCCTGCCTCAATTATCCTCAGCTTTATCTCTCTTGAGTCTTTCATTTTTTCCTTTTAAGAAATATGACTTGAATCAATCTAGCATTGTTCTCTTCTCCAAAGTTCTCAAATATGTTCCTAGAATGAGGAACATTTGAGTCGAACATAACTGCCCTGTTAAACTTTGAATGAATGACACAAGCCGGTTTGGCATTGTCATCATACAATGTGGTTCCGTCAGTGTTGGGATGATTCTCGCTCAAGTATAAAACTGCAGTAACATCACCCATCATATCATCCTTATGAATGAAGTTGGGTTCTTCTTGATGCAACGGTGACTTCCTGATGAAGTTCCACTTGATGAAATAATCAGAGAATAAGTCCTTCACAAACAAAGCAAACTCATCATCATGGTCTCTTGCCTGTATGTTCTTAAACACATTTACACCATCATAGATGTCCTCAAAGTCATTATGTAGGATGTCTTTAACGTAATCTACAGGTGATTGGATAACATTGTCGAATAGTAGTACATTCATAGTATAATGGTTATTTGGTGGTCAAACATTCTGTATAGCTTCTGTTCATCTACGGTAAACTCATATTCGCTGTCCGGCTTAAAGCAGACCAAGTCACCTGCCTTGACTCCTTGGGATGTGAGATAGGCATTGGGATATACCATCTCGCCCATTAGTGGTTCTTCTGAGAATGGCTTCTTAACGTATGAGTCTATTGCTTTTATAGGCTTAACAAAGCAATACCTATCATGAGTGTTCCACGTGGAACCTTTTTTGTATAGGTAGAATTGTTCGGGCTCTATAAAGAACAAATCGTTTTTGAAAAAAGACCTACCGCTCTTTTGATTACCCTTAATGTCATTATAAAACTTGAATACATTATGGTGAACCAATAGGGTGTCCCCCTTAGAGATTGGTCCATCATAACCTAATGGTACTTCTACGACTTCTGCATATCGATTTGAGAACTTATGGTCTTCCTCTGAGGTACTAACGATTAGTTCAACCCCTGATATGTTCCTAGTGTTGTCGTATCTTTTACCATTCATGGGCTTCGCTATGAAGTTGAATGGAGATTTCATCAGTAGTTTATATTGTATTCTACAGATACAGGGATTGTGGAATTGAATTCCTTCCAAAGAATTACTTCATTTCCTTCGTTGATTATGTAAATCTTAAACGACTGATTGCCTACATCATACTTGATAAGATGTATTTCATTCGTGTCGTTCAAGACTTTTTGACCAACAATGTAGTGCATAGCACCACCTTTGTAGTCGGGACCAACAGATATTTTCCTTATATCTTGCATTTGATTAGATTAAATTTTTATACGTGAACTACTCCTAGGTAATCCGTTCCGGAAATCCTATAGACTTGATTCTCTGCTAAGCCACCATCTATAGCATCTGAATTATTTGCATAAACAGGTACATTGGGTAGTGGCAATGCTAATATGTCACTGATGAGGAAATTCTTTGTTTCATTAGAATTTTCAGCATCTGTTCCAATTAACTTGTCATCCAAGGAAACGCTTCCATCTACGGAATATGAACTTATTCTTGCCATAATTGTATAAAATTACTAAATAATAGTCAAATTAAGTTGGTCTGCACACCACTGATAAATCCAAGCGTTGATTGCCATGGCAGGTTGGTCTCCCCAATTGATGTAGTCTTGTCCGGAAATGGTCAGATTGCCTTGAGAAACTTGCTCGCCTTGAGATTCAACACCTTCAGCATCTACAACTTTAGTAAATAGCTGCCAATAGTTTGTAGCACTTGACTGATAGTTGTCATTGATGCCGGTTACTTGAAAAAACTCTGCTGTCTTGCTTTCGCCATTTACCCAAATTTGAATGGGCTCGATTTGTTTTGCCATTGTTTATTGTTTTTGTTTGTTTAAGCTATCTTAAGTGTCCCTGAATCATTCCATACATCTCCTGTTGCTAATCCTGCTGATGACGTAGGAAGGTCTTTAACATTTAATGGTGATACACCTACAGTGTTAGTACTTCCGATAATCACCTTACCCTTGAAGTAGTTGTTGTCAGATGCTCCGTCTTGATAGATTGCCCACCTGTTTGTATATGTGAAACCGGAACCATAGTCATTAAGGTCATTGATGAGAAGACTATATGCGTTGGTGATTGTCAATATACCTGTTGCAGCTGATGGTCTGTAAAAGCCTAGGTTTTGACTTATAGCTGCGTGGGTTATTGTTCCACTATTAGTTCCTTGGTATTGGATTTGGGATTGGTGTCCTGTCATTGCTCTGATTCCACTACTAAAAGGCTGAGTCATAGTAATAGTAGAGCCGCTAGAACTGAAGTCAATACTATTTACACTAGCCACCGCTGTTGCTAGGTTAGCGGTTTCAAAAGTGGCTGAGCCTGCAAATGTCTGAAGATTTATTCCTGCTACAGCACCATAAACATTCCCTATATTGGTAGAAGAAAACCCACTTGCATAACTTAATGTATTTTGACTTACCAATGCAGTATTTGAATCGTTGGGTGCAGCACTTAGAGTTGTTACAAAAGCCGTTTGTGGATTAAATACTAAACTAAAACCACCCGATGAAACTGTTCTATTGCTCGTTAGTGTACCATCAGCGGTGTATATGCTTGTTCCACCTCCACCTAAAGCAACCCCTGCTGTACCATCATAGTAATTTGGAGCATTGGTGGTGCTATCATAGACTTG